CTCTAGTAGCAGCTTGTGATCTATACTTTGAAAATACTTTTTAAAATCTATGAGCACTACATAGCCTTGATTTGTTTTGTATTTTCTGTAATACCTCATTAAATGTGTTTTTAGTCGATTCCTTGTAAAATCTGTTCCTTTGCCTTCTTGAGATGCTCCGTTATCATAAATTAAATATGGAGCCGTTCTTGGCGTCAACACGTTGTCTACCAGCGAGCGTTGGACTACTCTATCTGATATGTGAATGGATTTTATATGTCTGAGTTTCCCTCTTTCGTTTATATCAAACTCAACAAAATCCTTTTGCCTATATGTTCCGTTTTCCAGAGCAGCTTGGGTTATGCAAATATTCTTCCAAATATCATACTCATACTTTTGAATCGAGGCTTTCCAGTATGAATTTTTCTTAGATTTTTCAAATGCCTCGAATAATAAATTTGCATCACTAATCTCTTTCATACTTCTTTAATGGCTACGGTAGCTTGTAGCTTGTTAGCGTACTAACTTGCGTCTACATCCTTAGATATTGGCTTGCCAATTCCAATCGTCTATTTTTAGCTATGAGCAAGGATAACAACTCCTTTCTTCTTTTTATCCGTTCGACATATAGTCTACTTGATTGGAGTTTAAAGAAATCGGGGCGGACTCCATTACTGTTGCTGGCGTTGTTGTTGTTGCAATTGCCGTTGTTGTTCACATTCGCAAAGTTCGTAGAGTTCGCAACGTCACGAAGCCACCAGTTGGCTCGAATCAGTTGTTAACCTATATTTTATTTACCTTTCTTTTGTATTTGTCTGAGTAATTTATTGTCAGCTTTTCTCCAGCCTTTTAGAAGAGTTGCTTCATATTCCACCATCTTGACATACCTCATATATTTTTCATGATCTATATGAAGTATGTCTTTAATTAGGCTGAATTCATCATAAAGTTCGCCGCAACATCTTATGGCTTCGTCCTGATAATATCTTCTTCTGTAGTATTCGCTTTCGAAAGCTGGTATTACATCATTTGCATCTCTTATATTTCTTTTGAGCCTTTGGAGTATTTCTAGCATATCTGACCTGAATTTCTCGATTAACCATTCTGGATAATTGTCCGTTATTTTGGCTATGCCGTATGTGTCGCAGAGTTTCATGAATTCCTCTGCGTCCTCGTCGGACATTTTATAGGCTTTTATGTAGAATTCCGGTTCTCTTGATCTGTTTTTGACTCCGAAATCTCTTAGCAGCATTACTATAAATAATTTCTCCATCTTGAGAAGTTGCTTCCAGAATTCCATTTCGGATAATCCACGTTTTGAATAAACTACACTCATGCGGCCTCCCTGTAGATACCGCCGCGATCGCGGCGAGATTCAAGATTGTTCGCGCTACGCGCAGATGGCGAAAGCGGGGCGGACTCCATAACTGTAGCTGGCGTTGGCGCCGGTGCAAAGGCCGTTGTAGCCCACAAGCGCAAAGAGCGTAGAGGACGCAACGTCACGAAGCCACCAGTCGGCTCGATTAGTGATTCTACTTGGATCCGCTGCAAAACCAGGGAGCTGTGATTTGTCTATTGTGTAATGAGCAGCCCAATTGGTTCCCTGCAAAGCGTTCTTGAACTCTTTGCCACCATAGACCATTTCCTCCGTCATTAGCTCAACTTTTGAATCGTACCATGCTCCAGCAGTTTCATAATTGTCAACCACTGTATTTTTTAGATATTCTCTGTGATTTAATATATGTCCACTGCCAAAAGCGCTATTGATTGTATTTTTCGCTGTAGCAAGATTGCTGACGTACATTGCAGAGCCTACGTAAGCGCCTGTGACAACATTTGTTGTATTCATCTGCGCATTATATAGGCATGTATCTGGAACAATGACAAGATGATGCGTCTCACATGATGTATCACCAGTGTGAAGCCAATAGTCAAATCCCATTACTCGCCAAACTACTCCGCCTATGGTCCAGTAGTCTAGTAGCATGATATCATTGAATGTACCTGCGCTAATTTCTGCATATTGATCGGCTGTTACCTCTGTTCCAAGAGAGATTCCTCTTGGTACCATGTTTCGAGCTGCTGCATTCTGAGGAACTATTGCATTCAAAACGTCTGCAAACTTCACTCTCTTTGTTACTCCATTATTGACGACTGGAATATAGTCGTCTGGTGTTGGTTTTTCTAAAAGTGTCAATCCACTAATAGGTGTCATATTCTACCTCCCTTAAAAATTGTATTCTGCTGCAAGCGTATCGCTTGTTTCAGTTGTAAGTATTTCACCAGACTCTGTCAGAAGAGCTGTAGTAGCAATTGTAAGATCGCCTGTTATGATGTCTGAGAATAATTTTTCTTGCGAAGTTCCGCCGCTAATATTGATTATCATAGTCAGCCTCCTATATGTGATTCATTATTACTAAGTTGACTGTCAATGCGTTGGTCGGAATTGCGTCGCAAATGAATGTGAGGGTTCCATCGTCCTGTCCTGTTGCCCTAACGCCTGCTGCACAATATTTGTCATGTGATGCAGGTGCTGGTGCAACCACAACTGTGTTGGTGGCAGTGATGTCTGCCACGCTCACAACTTGTGTAAGATCAGTTGTATCCCAGTCCGCTACCGCAAGCGTTACTTGCCCTGTAATATGGTCCAGAGTTGAAACCTTCTCATCTATGATGTCAGCGTTATTATTGTGTACGCTTATATCATAGGCATCGTCTACATCAGGTTTGGTCAATCCGATGTTTTCTGTTGTACTGCTCATAATCTACCTCCTTAGGTTAATACTTCGCTCCTCAGCTGCGCATGAGTGTACGATGCGAGATGAGCGTGAGTGAATCTCGAAAGAGTTCTGTGGGTGTTATACAGTAAGTCAAGGTCTATAAGTACTGCGCATGGCACTATTGAGTCTAAAACCTCTAAGACCATGTTGTACTTTTTCTGCGACCCAAGGTCTAATCTTATCGTCAGAACCATGTCATTTAACGACATAGTGAAGTTGCCCTCTCCGCATAATGTAACCATCTGTGTGTAGAGATATTTGTAATTGTACGGCGTCTCCTTGTTCCATGTAGATAGTACTCTAAATATTCTGTCGCTCAGAGTATCATCGTCGTCAGGAGTGATGCCTAGCATATTCTCAAACCTTGCAATCCCTACCTCGTCGCAGCTTGTTATGAATCTATTGTCAATAAGCTGCCAGTGGGTGTTCTCCAGCTCCTGGAGATGGGCTGATTCTATTTCTAGAATCTTTTTTAACTCCTTGTATTCAAGCAAAAACGGTGGCAGGTATTGGCTTAAATCAATCTCTCTTATCATCCGCTTACTCCTCCAAAAATTGGCACTGTGTATGCATCATCCAAAACGAGATTTGCCGCGACTCCATTAATAGTTGTGTCCGCTACGTCTAAGACTCCTTCTACAGCTAACACTCTAGACTCAATCTGGGCAATTCTTACCAATTGAGCTGATGTTTCGTCCGCCCAAGCTTCTCTCAGTTCCAATAGATAGCCTTCTATTGCAGCCTCTACTTGAGATTTGCTCGTATCCCATGAGTATCCTTCGTCCCATGTTATTGTGATTGTTACAACAACGGATTCGGACAGAGCGCCTCTGACGGTTACTACGTGCCCTATCGGAGCCAGCCCATCACCTTCTCCATCTTCGTTTGGATCGAATGAATTTTGCACCAGTGCAATTAATGCACTTGTAGGGATTCCGTATGCTGAATCTAATATAGTCAACCTCACAGTGCCTACTCCGTCCCAGGTGGGTTCAATCTTTACTGAGCCAATACCTGAAATGGCAAGAGTCTTTTCCTTGTAGTCCGCCTTATTTCCTCCGAAAGTCTTTGCATTGAACGAATCGAGGTATCTAGTCCTTAAGGCTTCTGTAGCTTCCTCGTCTTCACCGTAGATTAGTATTGCTGTAATTTCCGCTGTGCGAAGGCCGGTAATGTATTCTATAGGCAAGATATCACCTAGGTGTTCATTGCCTATAGTGCCCGCTTCTTCACACTCAAGCTTGTACACTCCATCTGAGATTTTTTCGGTTACAATATACGAACTGACGTCCGAATTAAATCTTGAACCTATAGGAATCTCTAATGAACTTGGTGTAAATTCGCCCTGAAGGATTGCTTTTGTGGCCGGATAAGGTGTGATGCCTCGCTCAGCACAAAGTCTTATGAGATACTCTCTTGTGGCAGTATCTCCAAATGTTTCTTGGAGCATGCTATCAAGTGCCAGATACATATTGTTGAGCTCTATTGCTACTGGAGAAAGGGAATCGTAGATAACTGAGCCCTCTCTCTTGTCGAAGGTATCTGGTATTTGGGACAACATTCTCTCTAAAATGTATTCATAAGTGTATTTTTCAAACATCAGATAGATACCGTCCTTTCTGTGTTGATATCTCCAAAGATACTATGGACTGTAAATTTACATAGTACTTTGTTTCCTGTCCTGCTAAATTCGAAATTATCCACCGACTCCACTCTGTCATCTTGAAGGAG